CGTTTATTCTCCAATTGTAAGTATTTGCCATTTTAATTATTTATTTGAGTTTTTAGTAATTCTATTTCTGCTTTTAGTTCTTGTATAGCACCTACTAATAATGGCACTAACTTTGATTGGTCGATACCTTGATATTCTGGATTACCTTCTTCATCTACTGCATCTTTTTCACCACTTATAGCTTCAGGCACTATTTCTTGTACTTCGTGAGCTAAGAATCCATCTACTGTTGTGTCTGCGTCTGAAATAAAATTAAATCTACTTGGTTTTAATTGACTTACTCTATCTAAAGCTCCAGTTAATTCTACTACATTTTCTTTTAGTCTATAATCAGAAGATGTGTTATATAATGTACTTGAATTTGTTGTTTGAACAGTACCTACTGTACCACCAGTTGAATTAAAAAAATGTATATGAGTTTGAGTTGCTGTTCCACTTTCTCTAGTAAGAGTAATAAGACCTCCTGCGGTAGCACTTTTTCTTAATATAACACCTGCTATGTTATTTGCAAGACTTGATTTGCCAATTAAAACTTCTCCCCCAGATGTTATACGCATTCTTTCTGAACCATAAGTTTTAAAAACTAAATTTCCACTTGAACCAC